GAGGAGTCAGCATTATCAATAGCTTTTCCATACATAGGATATAATTGCTTAGCTTGGTCTTTAGTAAATAGCTTAGATATGATTATATTTTCAGCATCATCAAAAAGCCTATGTCGACTATTAGGGTCAACATATACATCTAATGGGTCAACATCATGGAAACATACTTCTCCTTTTCCCATATCCATCATAGGGTCTTGATATACATGTATAAAACCCATTCCCATTGTATAATAATCATCTACAGCTTGTCGTATTATTGTTCTGCCATCAGATATATCATACATATAAGTAAGTAATGCACTCATTACATTAGCTACTTTGTTATCAGAGTCTTCTCTAGGAGCACATCTAAAAGAAGGTCTATTAGCAGTAAGCATTGCTTTAGCAGATTCTACAGCTGGATGGATTCTATTGATAACAATAGGAGCTTGACCTCTTGCTTCTAGAACCTCTCTTTGTTCAGCAGTCCACTGTTTACCTAATCTAAATTCTTTATCTTCTTTTGCTTGGAGTGCCCAATTGTCTCTTTTACTGGAATAATCGTCAAATAATTGTAACGTTTCGTCAACTATGTCTTTTTTCTTATTTTCCATCATCTAAATTTACGCATTACATTGTCATCCAATCAAGGTTTTTCTTTGGATTGCGCCATTCATCCTCAGATAATTTCTCAAATTCCTTGATTCTGCAGGGTTTTGCGCCATCTAAAGCAGTCCAAATAGCATCCATAATATCATCATGCTTTCCTTTTGGATAAGATAAAAACTCCTGTTGAGCTTTAATATCCTCTGCTCTAAAGTAAAAAGTCCCTTTGGCAAACAATGGTACTAGCGATAATAACCTTTCTGATTTACTGTTTCTAGGTTTTACACCAGATTCTAAACCTGGTATATATAAATTTTCTTCTCTCATTAATTCTCTAACTGCAGTCCTTAAAGCTTCTTGATAACCTACTGTTTCTACCTTTATCCTTCTAGGTTTAAACTTTTTATAAGTATCGATTATCTTTTGGGGCTGTTCAGCAGGAGATATTCTATCTCTATATATGTCCACAATGTATTTACAATTATCGCTATCAATAGCAATAGTAGAAATAACAAAAAAATCTGCCCTAGTGGATAGAGAACTAGCTGGGTCCACTCCAGTATAGAGTTCAACAGGCTTGGTTTCTTCATTTTCTAATCCTTTATTTTTAATTAGAACGTTTTGTCCCTGTATCCTGTCGTAGTCATAATGATGTATTTTTATCCAATCTGGTTGAAAAGGAGCATCATCAGGAGATTGGGCTATATTCATGTATTCTTGGTAGAATCCATTGATATTCCCTACGGACGAGAACTCGTCCTTTATGGCCAATATCCTGTCTCTTGGAAACCTTTCAGGCCAAATACTCTTTTCATCATCGTCCCATATTGAAAACCATAATGTATTCCATGCTGATGATTCCTTTGCCCAACAAAGAAAACAGTCTTCCGATATTACTGTTCCTATCATAGCAATCCTACCTTCATCTGACAAACTTGGGATAACTGCTTCTGTCATCCATTTTCTATTCTTAGCTCTAGCTTCTGGAGTGTAAGCATTAAGCTCTGATTCAAAGTCGTCTACTATAATAAGATTGGGACGAGTATCACCTTCAATGAAACCCCTAACTCTTTGACCTGTACCAACTGCTATTATTCTAGTTCCGTTGGCGAGAACTACATCTGTATGAGTCCATCTTCTAGCTGTGGTTGGACCCATATCTCCGAATATCTTCTTAAATCTATCTGAGTGCGTTAAATGATATTTAATTCTTGATAAAAAGTTAATAGACTGAGCTTGTGACTCAGAAATAATAACCATAAACAAATCTTCATCAGATTTCTTAAATGCCGCTTTCCATAAAGGAAATATAAGTGTAGTAACTGTAGATTTAGCTGTTCCCCTAGGGGCTGCTATAAGCACCCTTCGTTTGTCATCATTTGATAAATTTGCATACACCTCATTATGAAATGGGGGTGTAGCCTTTTTAAGGGCAGTAGGAAAGCAATGCTTCCCAAATAAAGCCATGTTGTTACGTAACTTCTTGAGAGCTTGCAGCTGCTCATATTGTTCCTCGTAATCCAACTAGTACTTCTTTTTCTTTTTACTTAATTTCTTTTTCTTCTTTAAAGGAGGTCTTCCTCTTTTTTTACCATATGTTCCTTTTCCTCTTGGCATTATTCTTCCTCCTTAGTTGTAGTTCTAGTTGCAATAAGCTTTTCTTCTTCTTCTCTAAGCTCATCTATTAGTTTGACATTACTAGTAGATTCAATAGATTCTACAGTCTTAACAAGATGTTTGTCTTTCATACCATGCATATCTTGAAGATTATCAACGGCTCTCATTAAATTAGTAATATCACCTTTATCTTTGGCTTTTTTAATAGTTTCTTCAAGTAATTCTAAGGTATATCCCTCAGTCATGCCGTGTTCTTGAAGTAACTTCTGTAATTCATCTCTTACCATATTTTTGAAATTCTCCTTTTTCATTCTATGTTTCCAAGTTTGTCTTTTAGATTTACTTGGATTGTCAAATACGTGGTCAATTGTTTTATCATAATCCATAGTCTGAGCGTAAACCATAGCCAGATTCTTCATTGTTTGTCCTTTTGAGAGAACTTCCCAATGAGTTTTGCCTGAGATGGTGTTGTTGGATTTTCTACCACTAGCTCTAAGAGTAGAGCTGCTATACTTAGGGTTATAAAAAGTATAGCCATAGGGAAAACGAACATACACGCTAGTAGGCTTATAAACAGACCTGGATATGACTTTGGCAACGTAATTGTCGTCCGAGACTCCATATTCTCCTTCATCTGCGTCCCTCCAGTATTTATATTCTATTTTACGTTCTTGTGCTTCTTCTTCTTTAAAAATTGTGTAAGTAGTAGGAGATGGGTCTCCCTTATGATGTATTTCTATGGTATACATTAAAATGCTTCTGAGCCTTGTTCTGATGCTACATCATCCATCATAGTTTGCTCTTTTATAAAATCATAATACTCTGGGTCATCTTCATATGACTTATCTCTCCATGCAGAAATAAACTTGTCTATGTTTTTTGCTCCACCTACTCTTTTAAGTTCAGATGCAATAAGTTTTTTAGCAACAGATTCATATAAAACCTTATCTTTATCTGTAAAATCTCCTGCACCACCATATTCATATATAGGTTGATATCCTTCTTTTGAAGGCTCTTTGCCATAATATAAGAACTTTTGAGCTTGGGGTAAGAATCTTGATTTAATCCATTCCATTTCTTCAGGGGTAGTACCTATATCTACACCTCCTCTAGCAACGTTAGCTAGCATAGAACCACTTCCTCCAGTTAATTGCACTGGACCATAGGCAGTAGAACCTAAGACTTTACCATGTTCATCTAAAGGTTGATGCTTAGTTCTAATCCATGGACTATAATTTGCCTTTCCTAAATAACCTTGATGCTCAGCTCCCATAATTGCATTATATAAACTATCTATATTCATTAACTATAAAAATTACCATATTGATAGCCACCAGACTTAAGAAGTTGTTCTCCAGCAGAAGAGAATCCTTTACCTAAACCTCCTAATAAACCTCCCCAGGAAAAACCTCCCTCATCTTCCATTCTCTCATCTGCTAGTAATAAATCCTCTTCAGTAGCTGGGGTTTGCCCTAAATCATCCATATCATCATAAAGGCTTTCTTCTAGATATGGAGTTACACCTTCATCTTCATATGTCTCACCAGGAATATCATCTTCTGTTTGTATACCTCTTTCTAATAAACCATCTTGAGCTATCTTATTTGCAGTCTTAGTACCTATATTATCCCAATAATTTGGGTCAAAACCTTGATTATTTGATTGCTCTGGCATCACTGTAGTACCTCCTACATCTCCTCCAATATTATCCCAATAGCTTAAATCAGCAGATTGGTCGCCTCCAACATTATCCCAAACAGACATATCGGGAGCTTGATTGCCACCTGGCTTATCCCATACAGACAAATCTGCAGATTGGTCACCACCTACGTTGTCCCATACTGAAAGGTCAGCGCTTTGGTCTCCACCTGGGTTATTCCAGACTGATAAGTCTGCAGACTGTTCGCCTCCTGGCTTGTCCCATATGGACATATCTGGCTCTCCTTCTTCCATTTGAGGATTATTCCAGTAAGAAAGGTCTCCACTCTGGTCTCCGCCTACATTATTCCAATATGAAGGGTCGAAACCCCCAGATTGCGGCGTATCAAAAGAATTTGGATTATAAGTATTCGCATATAAAGGATTGTTTTTCATAAACTGGCCCTTAGCCCAGTAATCAGGATTAAAACCGTTTGCCATTTAAAATCT